CGGATTTCACCCCGCCGACCCCCGCCACCAGCGCGATCCACCTGGCCGTCGCGGTGACGGCCTTCCGCCGGGCGGAAAGCCGCGACGAAAGGGTCGCCATCGCCGAAAAGCACAAACCCCACATGCTGGAAAGCGACATCGCCAGGATGAGGGAAGCGTTCAAAACCATGAAGGAGGTAGCGCCATGAACACCCGCCAACTGCTGTCCCTGCTGTCCCGCCACGTCGGCGCAAACAACGGCATAACCGCCGCGAAGATCGGGTCGGCGCTGAACATCACCATGCGCCGCGTGCGCTTCCTGGTGACCGAGCTGCGCGAAGACGGCGTCGTCGTCTGCGGCACGCCCCACACCGGCTATTACATCGCCGCCACCGCCGAAGAGCTGGAGGAGACGTGCCTGTATCTGCACCACCGTGCAATGCACAGCCTGACGCTCATCTCCAGGCTGCGCGGCGTGGCGATGGCCGAACTGCTCGGGCAGATGAGGCTGGAGACGTAACCGCAGTCATGTAGGTTGGGCACCCCGTGCCCAACAAATGATTGGGGGTGATAATTTTGGGTTTGTTGGGCACGGGGTGCCCAACCTACATAGCGGATTGACGGCCACCACTCCCCCGGCGTAACCTGTATTTAGCCCTGCCTCGCGCGGGGCTTTTCTTTGTGCGGATGCTCTTCCGCCTGACCCAAAACCACCGCCAGCCTTAGCATGGCTGCATGATCGCTCACTCGCCCACCTGCTCCGCCTGCGCACTCTGGTTCCAGAAACCCGACGACAAAATGACCGCGCTCGGCTACGGCCGCTGCCCGCATCTGCAGGCGGGGCAGTACCTGACGCCGCAATCTGCCTGCCGCCTGCCCAACAAATTCAAGGGGAAGGCATGACACCCCAGCCGCGCACCCTTCTCGCCGCCCTGACGCTTTCTGCCGCCGGCCTGGTCGGCATCGTGACGCAAGAGGGCTATACCGACAAGGCGTCGATCCCCGTCAAGGGCGACGTGCCGACCATCGGCTTCGGCACCACTGGCGGCGTCAAGCTGGGCGACACGACCACGCCGCCCAAGGCGCTGGCGCGAGCCCTGACGGACGTGCAGAAGTTCGAGGGCGCGCTCAAGCGCTGCGTCAGAGTCCCGCTCCACCAACACGAATACGACGCCTACGCCAGCCTGGCATACAACATCGGCCCGGCGGCCTTCTGCAAATCTGGCCTGGTCGGAAAACTCAACGCCGGTGACTACCCCGGCGCCTGTAATGAAATCATGCGCTGGACCTTCTACCGGGGCAAAGATTGCGCCACGCCCGAATATGCCCGCCTGTGCGGCGGACTGGCCAGGCGCCGCGAGCAGGAATACCGGCAGTGCATCGGGGTGGGCCAATAAATGATCGCCGAAAAAATCCTCGCCCCGATCCTCTTCCTGGCCCTGTGCGCCGGGGGTGGATTCTTCGCCGGATACCGCACCGCATCAAATAAATTTGCCGCCCAGCAGCTCGAAACCGAGCGCGCCGCTCACGTCCGCTATGTCGAAGGCGTGAAACGCGCCATCGACCAGGCCGACGCGCTGGCCGCCGAGAATGCCTGGTTCGAGAGCTCATCCGTCCAGCGCCGCGCCCGCATCGAGCGCGTGTTCCAAACCATCAACCGGGAGGTGATCCGCTATGTACAAACCGATGCTGGCCGTGGCCTGTGCTTTGATGCTGGCGGCCTGCGCCTCTACAACGCCGCCAATCGGGGACAATTCCCCGCCCCGGATCAAGCAGCATCCGCCGCAAGCGGACCTGGAGGAGTGCCCGGCGCTGCCGGCGGCGAAAGACGGCTCTCGGCCCGAAATCCTGGCCAACCACATCTCGGTAGCACGGGCGTACCACGCCTGCCGGGAGCGGCAGCGGGCGCTGGCGGAATGGGTGAAGCGCAATGACCGCTGACGCCGACCGCGCCCAGGATCTGGAGCTGGATGAATACATGCGCAACCAGCGCCGGGGCATCATGACGCTGCCCACCGCGCCGTCGGCCAAATACTGCACCGACGCGCACTGCGGTGACGAGATACCGGAAGAGCGCCGCCTGGCTATCCCCGGCGTGCTGTATTGCGCCGGGTGTCAGGAGCGGCGCGAGCGGATGGGCGGGGGGCATCGCTGATGGAATTCGTTACCCTCGACAACGCCTTGAACCTCACCCTGCTGTTGCTGGCCGGGTTCGGCTGGCGCTGGGTGGACCGGCTGCAAGCCCAGCAGGACAAGCAGTCCGAAGCCCTTTCAAGGCTCACGGAAAAGCTCCTCGAAGAGTATTCCAAGCGCACCGAAGTGGACGGCCTGGAGGGCAAGATTCTGGACCAGTTCAAGGCGCTCAGCGCCCAGCTCCAACGGATTCAAGACAAACTCGACGGGAAAAAGGATAAAAACGATGGAATCTGAAGAGGTCAAGCTGCTCAAACGGATCAGCGCCCAGGTCAGCGCGGTGGAGGCGAAGATCGACGCCAACGCCCTGGCCATGTCCGGCCTGACTGAAAAGCTCGACCGGCTGGAGGTCGCGGTGGAGCTGCTGGAGCAGGACGTGGCCAACGGCAAGCGCAACACCCTGATCGTCGGCGCGATTTCCGGCGGCTCGGCGGGCGCGCTGATGGTGCTGGCCATCGACCTGCTCCGCGCCAAGATGGGGCTGTGACCTTGGCCCACGATCTCGCCACCCGCCAGGCAGCCAGGCACCTCTATGTCCGCGAGGCGCTGGCGCTGGAGCTGATCGCCATCCGGCTCAAGCTCTCCGTCCACACGCTGATGCGCTGGCGGCGGGATGAAGGCGACTGGGACCGCCAGCGAGCGGCTGCGCGGCTGTCCGGGGCGGGCGCCAAAGAGCTGCACGGCGACCTGATGGAAGATTTTGTCCTGTCGTGGAAAGCCGTCCATAACGAACTGCGCACCAACCCGGACATCCCGGCGCTGGCCAAGGTCGATGCGCTCTCCCGCCTGGCCGACTCCTACATCAAAACCGTCAGCGCCGGCGCCAAAGGCGACCCCAAGCTCAACAAGCTGGCCGTCGGCATGGCGGTGATCGAAGGCTTCCTCGCCCACGTCAAGGCGCACCATGCCGCCGACGCCAGCGCGATCCTGCCCGCGCTGGAATCGTTTGCGCCCAAGCTGGCGGATCTGCTGGCATGAGCCACCCCGCATCCGGCAAAGGGCTGATCGAGCGCGTCCTCCAACTCGCCGCCGAATACCGCAGCCAGATCGAGGCCGAAGTGGACGGCTTCGCCGCCGACCCGATAGAGCGCAGCCAGCGCCGCAAGCTGGCCGATGCCGACCTGGAATTCTTCGCCCGCACCTACTTTCCGCACTACGTGAAACATGCCAACGCGGTGCTGCACGCCTTTCTTTACCGGCGCCTGCCGGAGATCGTCGACAACGGTATCGGCGACCACGAGGCCATCGCCGCGCCGCGCGGCAACGCCAAGTCCACCCTGGTCACTCAAATCTTCGTCATCTGGTGCCTGGTCACAGGGCGCAAGCATTACCCGGTCATCGTGATGGACGCGCTCGACCAGGCGCTGCCCATGCTCGAAGCGATCAAGGCCGAGCTCGAATTCAACCCGCGCCTGATGATGGATTTCCCCGACGCCACCGGCCCCGGACGGGTGTGGCAGACCGGCACCATCCTCACCAAAAACGATGCCAAAGTACAGGCCTTCGGCTCCGGCAAGCGGATGCGCGGCCTGCGCCACGGCCCGCATCGCCCCGACCTGGTGATCGGCGACGACCTGGAAAACGACGAGAACGTCAGGAGCCCGGAGCAGCGCGACAAGCTCCAGTCCTGGCTCACCAAAACCGTGCTCTCTCTCGGCCCCGCCGACGACAGCATGGACGTCATCATCATCGGCACCATCCTGCACTACGATTCGGTGCTCAACCGTCTGCTGGACAATCCGCTGTGGTCGAGCAAAAAGTTCAAGTCCATCGAGCGCTGGCCGGACAACATGCACCTGTGGGATCAGTGGGAGGGCATCCTGCTGAACGGGGGCGAGGCGGCGGCGCGGGCGTTCTACGACAATCAAATCCCCCAAATCCCCCTCAATCCCCCTTTTTCAAAGGGGGAGGAAAACCACCTCCAGGAGGCAAATCACCCCCCTTTGAAAAAGGGGGGCAGGGGGGATTTGCATCCGATGGAAGAGGGCGCCATCGTCTGCTGGCCGGACGGCCAACCCCTCTACAACCTGATGGTCAAGCGCGCCCGCGATGGCCGCGCCGCTTTCGATTCCGAGCAGCAAAACGACCCCATATCGGGCGACGACGCCCCCTTTGCCAACCTGGTCGAGTCCTGCTTCTGGACCGAGCTTCCGCCCGGACTGGTCACCTTCGGCGCTTGCGACCCCAGCCTGGGCAAGGCGGGCGGATCGCGCGACCCGTCCGCGCTCCTGGTCGGCGGCTACGACCGCACAACCGGCATCCTCTACGTGCTGGATGCCCAGATCAAGAAGCGCCTGCCGGACCGCATCATCGAGGACGTGATCAGTTTGCACGATAAATGGCACTGCGCCCTGTGGGTGGTGGAGGCGGTGCAGTTCCAGGAGTTTTTCCGCACCGAGCTGGTCAAGCGCAGCGCCCAGCGCGGCAAGCCCGTCCCCGCCCGCGCCGTCAACCCATCCGCCGACAAGCTGCTGCGCATCGAAACCCTGCAACCCCACATGGCCAATGGCCTCATCAAGCTGCATCCGGGCCAGACCGCCCTCATCGACCAGCTGCGCCACTTCCCCAAAGCCGACCACGACGACGGCCCGGATGCCCTGCACATGCTGTGGATGGCGGCGGTATCCGGCTCCGCGCCGATGGCCCTGCACCGCGTGCCGACTGGCGTGGGCCAGCGGTTTGGTTCTGGGGCATGGTGAGCAATGTAGGTCGGGCACCCCGTGCCCGACAAACCCAAATTTATTTGTTGGGCACGGGGTGCCCAACCTACATGCTCCGTGTCTCTGTGGTTCGACCCTTCGGGCCGGGGTAGACGCTAAAAAGGATAAATCATGGCAAAACTTCTCGACCGCTACGGCAACCCCATCGACACCGCCCTCCTCAAAACCGAGGTGGCCACCCCCACCCTGACCGGCGTGCGGCGCGTGCTCGGCGCTCACCCCACCTCGGGCCTCACCCCCCAGCGCCTGGCGCAGCTGCTGCTATCTGCGGAATCCGGTTATCCGGCGGCCTACCTGGACCTGGCGGAAGAAATGGAGGAAAAATATCTCCATTACGCGTCCGTCCTCAACACCCGCAAGCGCGCCATCCTCGGCCTGGAGCTTGCCGTCGAGGCGGCGGGAGACACGCCGGAGGAGCAGGCCGATGCCGGCCTGGCCGAGTCCGCCCTGCCGGTAATCTCGGCGGGGCTCTACGACATCATGGACGCCCTGGGCAAGGGGTATTCCGCCTCTGAAATCATCTGGGACACCAGCGCCGGGCAGTGGATGCCGGCCCGGCTGGAGTGGCGAGATCCGCGCTGGTTTGTCTTCTCGCGCCTGGACGGGCGCACCCTGCGCCTGCGCGATGGCGCCATGCACCCCATCACCGGCGAAGAAGGCATGGGCGAAGGCCTGCCGCTGCCGCCCTACAAATTCCTGGTTCACCACGCCTCCGCCAAATCCGGCATCCCCATCCGGGGCGGGCTGGCGCGCGCGGCGGCCTGGTCGTTCCTTTTCGCCAACTACGCCGTCAAGGACTGGGTGGTGTTCGCCGAAGTCTTCGGCCAGCCGATCCGCCTGGGAAAATACGAGGACGGCATCACCGACCCGGCGCAGATCCAGATCCTGCTCGACGCCCTGCGCGCCATCGGCACCGATGCCGCCGCCGCCATCCCCAAGAGCATGGACGTGAGCTTCGTCGCCGCCAACGGCAAGGCCTCCGGCGACCTCTACGAAAATCTGGCCCGCTACCTGGACGACCAGGTCAGCAAGCTGGTGCTGGGCTACATGCGCACCTCCGACAACGGCAAGTCCGGCGGCGGTCTGGGTTCCGGCAGCGCCGAAGCGCTGACCGAAGTGCGCTACGACATCCTCCACTCCGACACCTTCCAGCTCGCCGCCACCCTCAACCGCGACTTTGTCCGGCCTTTGGTGGACCTCAATAAAGGCCCGCGAAAAACCTATCCAAAAATCGTCATCCGGTTCGACGAACAGGTGGACCTGGTCGCCTTGGCCGACAACATCGTCAAGCTCCGCTCTGTCAACGCGCCGATCCCCGTCAAATGGGCCCTGGACAAATTCGGCATCCCCGAAGCGCTGGACGGCGAGCCGACGCTGGGTTCGCCCCCCTCCCCTGCGGGCGCGGGCTGGGGAGGGGCTTGGGGAGTAGGCGTGCAAAAGAGGGGCGGGGGGGGGTTAGACACCATCGACACCCTCGCGGCCTCGATGTCCGGCGACTGGCGCCAGATCGTCTCCCCGATGTCCGACCCGATCCAGGCCGCCCTGGACGCATCCCACGCCGCCGGAGAAACCGCCGAGCAATTCCTTTCCCGGCTGCCGCCGCTCCTGCAAACGATGGACCCGTCAGCCCTGACCGAACGGCTCGCCCGCGCCGCCTTCGCCGCCCGGTTGATGGGCGAAGCGGGTATCGAAATATAAATATCGACAATGGCCACAAATCTCCTCGCCCGGCTCGCCGTCCTCCCACCCGAGGAAGCCGTCGCCTACATGCAGGCCCGAGGCCTCCTGACGCCCACCTTCGACTGGCGCGACCTGTGGCAGGAAGAGCACGCCGCCCAGTTCACCGTCTCGCGCCTGGCCCGTCTCGACCTGCTGCAAGCCATGTATGACGGTATTACGCTAAGCGTAAAGGGGGAACTTGGCCGCCGCGACTTCCTGCGCGGCATCAAGGACATTCTGGTCACCGAAGGCTGGTGGGGCGAAAAGGAAGTCATCGACCCCAAAACCGGCGAAAAGCTGTTGACCACCTTCGACGCCGACCGCCTCAAACTCATCTACGACATCAACACCCGCCAGGCCTACGCCGCCGGGCAGTGGCAACGCATCGAGCGCAACGCCGCCACCAGCCCCTACATCCGCTACGTCACCAAGCGCGACGAGCGCGTCCGCGCCAGCCACCGCGCCTGGGACAACGTCACCCTGCCGGTCGGCCATCCCTTCTGGGACACCCACACCCCGATGAACGGCTGGCGCTGCCGCTGCCGCATCGTCAGCCTGAGCCAGGCGGAATACGACAAAGGGCTGTCCCCCACCGGCAAGGCGCTGGTCAAGGACGCGCCGCCGGAGGAGTTCGTCGGCTGGGAGAACAAGAAAACCGGCGAAATCACGCAGGTGTCGAAGGGCATCGATCCGGGGTTCGACTACAATCCCGGCAAGGCCGCGATGCGGGCTGCGAATCTGGAGAAGGTGGCGCAGGACAAGCTGGCGCGGGTG